GGCCTGAGTGGTCTCTGCCGGCTCAGACTCACGGGATTCGTCTCCCAGCAGCTCCGCGAACTCCTCGCGCAGCTCCGGGCGGTACTGGGCGCGGCGGGCGATCGCGTCGGCGTCGCCTCGGCTGCGGAGTGCGGGGATCACCAGCGAGCGCAGGCCCGCGTCGGTGTCCTCGTAGGCGGGGAAGGTGACCGCGCTGACCTCGATCAGGCGGGCCTCCAGGATGCGGCGGACCTCGACCTCGGCGGTGTGGCCGTCGTTCGTCTCGACCTCTTCGGTCGACCAGTCGTCCTTGACGACGAAGAACCCGAACGACATCCCTGTGATGTTCCCGTTGCGGAGGTTCGCCTTCAGGTCCCGGACGTACGACAGCTCGTCGTCGAGTGCGGAGTCGACCCGGAGGCCGCGCTTGTCCTGCACGAGATCGAGCGTGCCGGCCGAGACCCTGGACACGACGTAGTAGCTGTCGTGGTCGATCAGGAACCGGGCGTCGCCCTCCTGGAGCGTCTTCGAGAAGGCGCCCGGGGCGACCTCTTCGTAGAACCCCCAGGTCAGGGGGTTGCCGATCGCGGTGCGGCTGTCGAACACCGCCGCGTGGCCGAGGAAGCGCGGGTCGGCCCCGTCCTCGTTGGCACGCACCTCGACACGGGCCTCGGTCAGCGACAGCCCGCGCCGCTCTTCACTCCTCGTCGACAGGCTGCGACGCATCGCTAGTCCCTTCGTCAGGGTCAGGGGGCTCCGTGCCGAGCGGAGCCATGTTCATCGGCTGGAGGTAGAGCTGCCCCGTGCCGTCGGCGATCGGCGGCAGGTCTTCCAGCTCGCGGATCTCGTCCGCGTTCAGCACACCGAGGTTCCGCAGCGCGGTGTACAGCTCGGCACGCGCGATCGAGTCGCCGCGCAGCAGCCCCTCGACCTTGTACTTCGCGTACTTGCGGGTCTCGCGAAGAAGTTCCTTGGTCACCCGCTGCTCGGTCGGGGCGAGCCAACCCGGGTGCAAATCGAAGTTGATGAAGCCTCGCGCCTGCTGCTCCAGCCCCGTGCCCCAGCTCGTCGACTTCTCGGTCTGCATGAGCAGGAACGGCGGCACGCCGGAGTAACGGGCGATCTCCGAGACCTGGAAGTCGCGCGACTCCAGCAGCTGCGCCTCGTCGTTGGGCATCGTCAGCGACTGGAACTCGGCGCCGCTGTCCAGGACGGCGACCTCGTGCGAGGAGTTGATCCCCGACATCTTCGCCCGCCACCGGGCCTGAAGCGCCTCAGCCTGATCCTTCGTGAGCCGCTGAGCGGTCTTGAGAAGGCCGGAGAGCAGGTTCCCGGACCCGAACAGCCGGGCGCCGTACTTCTCGGCTGCCAGGGCCATTCCGATGCCCTGCGCGGCGAGCCTGACGACCGACAGGCCGCACACGCCGTCGTAGCCGAGCCCCGGGATGTGGAAGACGTCGCGCGGGGTCAACGTCACCCGGTTGCCGTTCTCCTCGACAACCTCGAAGACCTTGCCGGAGGGGTTCTCCGGGATCGGGCGGGCCTTGCCGACGTAGACGCGGGCCGGGTCGAGCGGGTACAGCCAGGTGATCCGGCCGGCGCCGTCGCGAACCTTCTGCGCGTAGAAGTTGCCCCAGAGGAACCGGTGCACGTAGCTGAGCCGCCAGAACTCGTACGAGGTCAGGTCGGGGTGCGGGTTGTCCAGCAGGGGCGAGAACGCCAGCTCGCGGGTGCCCTGCTGGTAGACGTGCAGCGGCAGCGCGCCGCCGAGCCCGGAGATCACGCTGACGGCGCGGTAGACGGCCGACATGTTGAGCGACCCGGTCTCGGTGACCGGCACGCCCGCATCGCCCGGGGCGCCGCCGAACAGCTCGACCAGCGACGCATCGGTCAGCGGCCGGGACGGGTTCTCCAGCGGCGGGAACGCGCTGCGGCGGTCGAAGAGGCCGAAGAGGCTCATGGCGTCCTCTCGCTACGGGGCCGGGCCGCGTCGGCGCGCTCGCAGGCGAGGATGCCGAGGATGCCGGCCAGGATCAGCGCCGCCGGCCAGTAGATCGCCGCGACGCCTGCCAGCAGCACGCAAGCGAAGACCACCTCGATGATCAGGAGCAGCACGCTCACGCTCCTTTCACCACAGATTCGGCGGCCCTTCGAGCTCGGCCAGCTGGCGGAGGTAGCCGTGCCACGCGAGGGTGACGGCTACCAGGGGACTGATGTCTTCGGTCGAGTCGCGCCGGCTCCAAGCCCACGCGTCCGACAGAGGGCGCTTGCGGGCGGCGATCAGCGCGTTGTTGAGCGGGTCTTGGTCGAGGTGCCGCAGTGCCGCGGCCTCGACGACCGCCTCGTACAGCGCGCCGCAGGCCTGCGCGACCTCACGGGCGTTCACGAGCACCGGCTCGATGCCGCGTTCCTGTAGGGCCGGGATCCACGCCCCGGCCGACGAGGCGGGGTCGAGCACCCACGCGAGCGGGCGGTGCTTCTCCTCGATCTCGAACACCCGGTCGAGCACCCAGCCGGTGCCGGGCCGGGCGTCGATGACCTCGATGTGCCCCGCCCCGTCGGCACGCCGCCCTGCCGCCCCGATCGCCGCGCCGGATCGCTCCGGGGTGGCGTCGAGCGCGCAGACGAGCATGTCGTCGATCTGCGAGCGCGGGTCGGCGAGCGCGGCCCACTTCCGGCCGTTGATCACCATCAGCGCGGCCGGATCGAACCAAATGCCGAGCCGCTCGCGCATGAAACCGACGTCGTCCATCGCGTCCCGCTCGGACTCGATGAACTCCTCGCCGATCCGGATCCCCATCGCCGGGTTGGCCTGCGCCCACGCCTGCCGGTCGTCGAGGTCGGTCTCAGGGTCGGCCGACCACTCGAAGAACGCGAGCCGCTTGCCGGTGCCCGCGATCCCGCGGTCACGCACCGCCCGCAGCTGCTCGGAGGACTCCATGCCGGCCGACGAGGTGTACCAGATCTGCGGGTTGGGCCGGGCCGACAGCGTCGGCAGCAGGGCGCTCATCCCGTCGCTGGCGAGGTTGTAGGCCTCGTCGAGGATCACGCAGTCACCGGAGAAGCCGCGGCCGGAGCCGGTCGAGCGGGCGACGAACCGAAGCCGGGCGCCCGACTTCAGCTCGATGCCCTCCTCGCCGTGCGAGGTGCGCACTCGCAGCACGCGTTTCTGCAGGATGGCGTTGTTCTCGACGTGGTACAGGACCCGCCGGAAGGCTTCCTGCGCCGTCTTGAACTCATGGGCGGAGTGGAGGATCAACTTCTCGTCGAGCAGGAAGAGGCCGGCAAGCTCCCGGGCCTCCAAGATCGCGCCCTTGCCGTTCTGCCGGGGCACGAGCGCACACACCTCGAAGGCCGCGTACTTGCCGTCCGGGCGCTCGCCGAGCGAGTGCGTGATGACGTACCGCTGCCAGTCGTCGAGGATCAGGCCGATCGAGTCGCAGAACGCGATCGCTTCCTCGCCAGCGCTGCTGACGTAGTCGGGGATCGACTCAAGACGCGGACGCTGCGCGCCTACGCGCGGCGCGACGCTCGTTGAGCTCGTCAACCGTGTCTCCCTCGACCTTCGCCGGCGCCTTCTCGGCCAGCTCGGCCATGCACTCGCGCAGCTGCGCGACCAGACCGCTCATGAATCGGAACCCCGCGCGACCCATGTCGATCGAGTCGGCGAGCACGAGCGCCGACGCGGCGGTCGACGAGGTCGCCAGTTCCTCGGGCAGACGCTCCAGCTCGGCTTCGACCGCCTCGCGCACCGACGGTAACGCCATGTGACCACTCCTCGGTGTTACTGACGGTGATGAAGGCCGGATCAGGGGGGCGTTACGCCGGGTGACGAGATCGAGGGGGCTCGAAGCACTCTGAGCACCCGGTCACGGAGGGTGCCGGCCAGGTCGGGGCGGCTGCGCGAGGCGCGCAGGGCGGTCGCGGGCGGATTGCCGAGCCTTGATCGTGGATCAAGGCTCTGACCTGCTGCTTTGCTGGTGTTACGCGCGTGGGGAGCGAAAAGGAAGACAGATCGGAAG